GCCAGTTCGGGCTGGTTCAAGCTGGTCTTGGGATATTCGAGATTGGGGCTCGGGGTGATCTGTAGGTCAATAAAAGAAGATTCGGATGCTTTGTTGCGGTTTTGTATGCGTTGAGCGGTCTTTTGGTTGACGAATCGTGCGCCTCTGGAGGAGTTGCAGGAGGCACAGCTGGGGACCAAATTGGAGCGGTCAAATGGATCGCCACCACGGTCCAACTCCACGACATGGTCCACCTGAGTGGCATTAGTTCTCTTGCCCTTGATCCTGCACCAGTGACAGTCATGATCTTCCTCGAGTACAAGCCGGCGCACTTCCTTCCATCTCTTGGTTGAGTAGATCGGGTTACCTGCCATGAATTTCCATTCCGATGGTGCATCCGCACTTCTCTAGGTCTAGCCCTTTGATGACTTTCCAGCCTGTGTCTCTGCATTGTCCACAGGGGTCGTGCGCGCCTATGTGAGTACGCGTAGGGACGAGACACTCTGAGTCTTTGTTTATCAGTTCTTGATATACATCGGTATTATCCCCATAGGGATTATCCTCACGAGGTTTGACCTGCGATGATGTGTTTCTCACAGGCTTATTCACAGCCTGTGGGGTGTCGAATACGAGTGTGTCGTACTGCCATTTACCTTGTTCGTCTTGATACCTTCGGCGCTTGATATAGCCGGCGGACTCAAGCTCTGACATTGCTGTACGGATAGCATCTATGCCTTCCTTCTTGACAGTGCTGAGGTGTCTCGTGGAGGTCCTCCAGTTGTCAGGTTTAGACAGGACGAAGATCAGGACTGCTGTGGCCTTAAAGGTCAGACGCGAGTCCTCAATGATTTCGTTACGGATCTGAGTCCAGTTTGACTCAGGTCTGGGCGCTCTGTAGATGCTCATATGCCTCTGCCACGCTTTCTAAGTGTTCGTACAACTCGATACAGCCTGCGCCACTTCGTGACACTGACTCGGATACTCCACGAACTCTCAGTTCGTCATACAGTCTTCCTGCACACTCACGCCATAGATCACGCTGTAGCTCTAGTGATGCTTTAATCTGTTCGTCTGGGTTGATGCTCATGAGACATCCGCCAAGCTGACACGACGGCCTGCACGATACGACTGATAGCCGGCGACAGTACCGTCCACGATCACTTTGACATAGCGGTCAAGATGCTGGTCAGCGTTCAAGAGTGTCATTACTGTTGAAGGGTTTGTGTGGAGCTCTTGCGCTTGCTTCTCGGTGAGTTGTCGTGAAATGCCGACTCGATACATGGCGATCACTTGGTAGTGGATCATCCGAGCCTCGTCCAGTTGTTCTCAATAAGAGTCTCGGCATGGTTGACACTCTTAGACAATGCAGAGATGAAGATGCCGTCTATGGTCAAGTATTCCATCTGCTCGCCGATGGTTCGGACGGCGAAGATGTAGACATAGTGACGGTTCTCTTCTGAGGTTTTGAAGAGGACTCGCATCGGTCGGATGGGTTGCATCCATTCAGTGGGTTCGGGGCTCATTGGGCTTCTTCTTTCGGTTGTAGTGACTTGAAATGTTTGAGTGATGCACTTGGAGGTGCAAGTTGTGAGATAGGGAGTAGGTGAGTGTCCTCGGGCCATGTGCGACCGATTGGTGTCTCATTGCCGAGCGCGTCGTTACGCGTGATCTGATCGCCAGCCTTCAGACCGAAAGCCATGCGCCAAAACTTCGCTTTCGAGCATCCGCCCAAAAGCCACACGCACTCAGGCTTGCCGGCGACAAACTGAACTTGCGTGAAGAAGTAGAAGTCGGAGATCTCTGTCTCCTTCTGTCTCGTACCGATGACAACGCGGTAGTGCAGCTCTGGCATCTTCGCGCACTTCTGAGATTTCACTTCCACCTTGTGGCCTGAGTACAGCTGAAGGTCCGATGACATGCCGACGGACTGGTAGATGAGTAGTTCGTTATTCCAGCAGTAGTCAATGAGAGCGACTTCGCCCAGAGCACCGATCAACATCTTCTCTTCGGTGTATTGAGCAGCTCTACCATTGCCCGAATTTGGAACGATCATGAGCTCACGCGCTTCAGCGATCAGACGATCCGTGACTTGGACTCGAATCATCAGAAGGCTTCTCCGTCAGTCATCTTCTTCGCTTTCAGGTCGGCGACCAGAGACTCAAAAGCGAGTCGTCCACTTGGGATCTCGCCGGCATAGCCAAGAGCTCTGAGGAGTCGCCTTTGACCTTCGGATGCTTCCCACGATTTAGACGGCTTGTCTTCCTTTTGGCGGTTGATCACTTCCTCCAGTGAGGCCATCTTCGGAAATGACATCATGAGCCCAGCCAACCGACCGAGACAACTCGTAGACGCGTTCATCTGCTCGCTGTCACGAGTGAACGAAGTCTTGCCGGGGAACGGCTCAAAACAAGTTGCCTGACATGGCTGAGGGTCGTCAGGTGTCCGCCAAGCCTGCATCGTTACCGAGATGAAAGTCTTTTCGCCGATCGTGACGATCTCTGGGCGATGCTCCTTGATACGAAGCTCGGGCCACTTAGCTAATAGAGCTGCGAAGCGTGTCGGTACATCCACATAGTCACTGAGGTTCATACTTGACCGCCTCCTCGAATCTGTTGATCGTGGTAGTGATAGATCCAAAGGGATCGCTGTCAGGCTTGTAGAAGCCGATGAGCTCGTCGTAAAGATCGGAGGCCATACCTTGCCACCACAGGATTCTTTTGTCTCGTAGTTTCAGACGGAGCTCAAGATCGGCGATGTGCTTCTCTTGCTCTCTGATCGTCTGAACCATACCGTCGGGGTCGTTCATTGGATTTCCTTCCTAGTTGGATAATCCGACCCTACATGATGGGTCGGTCAGAGATAAGTAATGCCCTTCGTTGATTTTCCGAAGTGCCTCCCCAGATGCCCGGCAGTGATCGGGCCTCAAAGGTGAGCGCATACTTAAGACACTGCTCTATGACTGGACATGATTCGCACACAGCGACAGCTCTACGAAGATGAAACCAAGCGTCTGGGCCTTGCTCAGGGAAGAACCAGTCAACGGGCAGATCACGACACGCTGCTTCTAGTTGCCAGTTCAGCACGAAATGCTCCACGGTTGCCAGCCACACTTCCCAGCTTCCTCTCGAGCGTTCCACAAAAGGAAAGCGAAACGGAGGTTCTTGGCAGGGTCAGCCATTGCCTCTTCAAATGGGATGCCGAAGATCTCCTCTGCCCACGATCTGTGAGCCTTAGCGTTCACTTGTGTGAGACCGTGATCGCCAGTCTTGGAAACGATCTGAGCGGTACATCTCGTCTCCTTCCACATGACGCGACCGAGAGTCTGCAGGACTTCGGTTCGGTTGGGCCAGCCCATCTCTACGGCGAGCGGTAGCCATTCCTGACACTTGGTGTCGGGATCTATCTCGGCGAGCTGTGGGAGCGTGGTAGTGGTCTCTACGGGCTCGTCATAGATGGATGCGTTCTCTTCTGCTATCTGTTGAGCGATCTCAGCGTTACGGTCTGCGATCTGCTCATCGGTAAGGGGCACGATCTGGACGGTCTGAGGGACTTTGACTGTGGGCTCTGGGGGTGATTCGGATGATGATCCGAAGATCACCACGAGTCCGAAGTACGCGAACGCGACTATTCCTAGGAACTTGAATGGATTCATATTGCCTCCAGTGTCGGGGCTCAGCTTGTGCTGCGCTCTCTTGGCACAGTCAGTTGACCCAATGACCGACCAGATGTCAAGTCATTGGGAGAAGATTCGAGCGAACGCTTCCTCTACGAGCTTCGGGGAGTCTGCCATGAGAGGCGAGATCTCTACATGGGTCCAGTCCGCTCCGGGCGTTCCTCCGTTGCGTGTGGCAGTCCAAGCTTTCCAAGCGTCACGATCACATCGGTAGCCTGCTCCCCATTTTGTGAGACCTGTCAGAGGGCATCCAGTGCCGTCGTAGGCGTGGATCTCTTCAATGTTCAGATCTACACGGTGAGTGAAAAGGAACTCTACGAGATCTTTCCGTTGGGCTTTCGTACCCTTGAGATCTACAGCTCGCCATGTTGCGTGAACGGATAGCTGCGTGCCTGAACGCATTGGACGATTCGCATAGATGCCGATGTTCTTGACTCCAAAGAGGAACTCAACGAACTCCACGAATCGCTTTGTGCCGGCGCGTGGTGTCGGATGGTTGCCGTCAGAGTTGCCTGTGTACGGTCTATTCATGGTCTTTGTCCTTGTCCTTGAGTCCGTTACTGGCGAGTATTCCTGAAAGTGCGCCTGTGAGGAAGAGCATCATCGGAGAGAGTAGTGACCATGCACTTTCGTCATTGGGCGAAACTTTGTCTATCGGCTGTACGACGAATAAAAGTCCGTAGATGAGTGAGGCGGTACTGAGTACGAATGTGAGCGAGAGTGTGATGCCGACGATCAAGATAAGTCTGGCTTTGATCTCGGAGTTGGTGAGTCGTTTCATTGGTCGCACCTTGTGGCTGTGGGTTTAGTTTCGCAGGTGTCACGGGTTCTGTCGTTGCATCCTGTGACGACGAACATGAGGACGACGGCGAGAGTTGCGATCACGGCAAGAGTTTTCATGGCAGTGGCGGATCTGGTAGGTCGGCTTCATCAGACGGAATCCATGTCTTAATAAAGTCACGCAACTCTTGACGGTACACGGCCCACTCTGCCGAGTATTCAGGGGTCAACGGGTTGTTAGGGATCTGTGTCCAGTCCGAAGCCTGCAATTCTTGACTAATCACAATACTGCAGTTCTTTGTCTGCTCTTCTGCGGTGTCTCCGCCAATGTGAATGATCATGCTGGGCCTATGTCCTCTACTAATAGGAAAGCTACAAGAGTTGCTGATCTTGTTGCAGTGGTTGATCCGCTGGTCGGTGATCGTAAGTTGCCAGTCAAAGTTACTGAGCCAGCGGTGAAAGTTGTGACTATTTGACAAGTGCCTGAGTTTGCAAAACTAGCGTTTGCTTGGATCACATTTCCTTGTAATTGTGTTGCACCGTTCAAAATACTAAGAATCACATCGGCGCTAGTGGTGTTTGAGATTACTGGTTCGTAGTAGGTAAGTCTGTAGTTACGATTGGCGACAGCAGTGAACGATGTGCCAGTTATTTGGACAGCGGTTGCAGTGATTCCTGTTGAGGTTGTGATTCGAGTCGTGTACGACATGACTCCACGAGGAAAACGGTTTTGTTGTGAAGCTGTCAGGACTGCACCTGACGAGAAGTCTGTATTTGGGTTGATTGCCATGATTCTCCTTTACCAGCCGAGCCGGCTGGTATCTAGTATTCCGTCTACTGCGTCGTCAAGAATGAACGCACTCCAGTTATACCAAGGCTTCGTCCTGAATGTGACGATCATGTCCTCAGGTGTTCCCGAGATCGTTCGGCCCGTCAACACATTTTGTGATGTCACTGTTGTCGCTGTGCCGACTGGGTTGTATTTGAGCTCCATGCGTTCCCACATGCCGGTCAGCATGTCGGTCATTTTGAAGAAGGCTTCTTTTGCTGTAAAAGTGAGAAGAGGCTTGATCTGTGACAATTTGATGGTGACTGCTGTCGGAACATATTCGAGTGTGTTGTATCTGTTGACCAGTGCATAGGCCTGATATTCAGTGCCTTCGGTAATTGCGAACACTTGAGGGAACGAGATCAGTTTTGTTCCGAATGTTGTCGTGGATGCTCCGTTGCTGACAACGCTGACAGTTCCGCTGGTGTTCGTGACTTGTGATCCAGTAGCGAACTCGGCGCGGTTGTATGAGGCGGTCAAAGTTTGGAAAGGGATGCTTCCTGTTACTGGTGTGATGTCTGAGCCGTACACATAGTACGGGCCGTATCTGGACAGTTTTGTTTTGAGTGGCGTGTAGTAGAGAACAGCTGAGCGGTAGGTCGTGAGGCTTGCAGCAAGTGTTGAGTAATAGGGCCACGAGATGGAAGCTGCTGTCGGGAGGTGTCGAGTGCTGATGAGGTCTGATACTCCGCCGGCGGTCGGTGTTCCTGAAGCGTTGGCGGTTGATCCTGTGTCGTTGCCGATGGATGTGAACGATCCGATGGATGTTCCGCCGAGTGTGGGGAACTGGACATTTGTCATCACTTGAGCAATTTTGGTTGGCACTGATTCAAGGCTTGTAATGCCGACGATGTCGGTGCGCGTGTTGGATGAGAAGGTAAACGGGTCAACACAGGTGAAGGATGCTTTTGAGTCTTCGTATGCCGAGTCAATGCTGAAGTCGGTACAGATGCCCTCAAACAGGTAGTAGGTGTATGGGACGCTTGAGCTTGTGTGGATGAAGCTGAGAAGGAACTTGGCTCCGAACCAGTTGATGGTGCTGTAGATTCCTCCGCCGTTTGGGGTGAACTCGTTGAGGAAGTTCTTGACGGTGAACGATGCTGAGGCGTTGCCCATTGTGAAGATGCCACAGTCCAGATCTGTCGTGTATGACAGAAGGTAGGTGGTGATGTCTTCGGTGACTCCTGTTGAGAGTTTGACTTCTAGTTTGGTTGCGTAACTGTCGGGAGGGCCTGCCATGTCAGCCTCGGAACGCGGTCGGATTCACACTGATCGGAAGAGCACCACGATCACGGATGTACTGTTGAAGAGCTGCGACAACAGCGTTCGGATCAGCACTCGACACATTGACTGTGATCTGATTACCCATACCCATACCGCCGGCACGATTGAGCGGTATGACTGCTTCTGGACCGCGTTCGCCGATCATGGCGATCGTTGGGCTTGTGACAATGCCTCCTTCAGCTAGTCGAGGAAGTTTGACATCTGGGATCGTGCCGAAGTTGACCCACGGACCGGCTGCTTTGTCAATGCCGTCGAGGATCGTATTCAAGCCTTTGATGGCAAAGTTTAAGCCCTTTTCCATTGCTGAGATGACTGCGTTGATTACGCCTTTGAACGCTCCGCCGATGCCGTCAAAGATTGAAGCGCCCAAATTTTTCAGTGTCTCAAATCCTGTTTTGATTGCACCGAACACGAAGCGAGCGACATCCCAGAGCTGAGTGAATACTGTTTTGACTGCGTTGACTGTTTTGCCGAAGATGTCAAACTTGACTTGGAGTGCGACAAGTGCTGCGATGATGGCGATAATGACTGCGACACCTGTGGCGATCCACAGTGCATAGGTGGATGCGGTCAGGACATTTGTGGCAACGGTGACGATGGCCTGAATGGCTGCGTATGCTTTCATGGCTGCGTTAACTGCGAGAACAGTCGTGGCAAGTACGACAAAAGCAGCACCGAAACCGACGACGAGTCCTGTGTTGTTTCGGATAAAATTGCCAATGGAAGTAAACGCTGGAAGAAGTTTTTCAATTAGTGGTGCGACAGCTGCACCGACAGATTCCTTAAACTCGCCCATCTGAATAGACAGACTCTTCATCCTGCCCTGCGTGGTGTTCGCTGCCGTAGATGCTTGATTGTTGAAAGTTTTGCTGAGAGCTGCGAATACTTCGTCGGCAGTAGCTCCGTTAGCGACAAGGCTGGCGAGGGCTGGATCTAACTTCTTAAGCGGGCCGAGGTTGCCGTTGAAAGCCTTTGAGAGTGCGTCGGAAACTGCGCCGAGATCTTTCCCAGTGCCTGCGGATACATTGAGAGCAAGGTTCAGGAGCTTTTGAGCTTTGGTGACATCGCCAGTGCCTCGAACAAGCTTGTCAAGGGCAGGCCGTAGTTCATCGTCGGTGACCGCTGCAGCGATTGAAGTCTTGGTGATGAAGTCCTCTACTGAGGAGATTTGGCTATTGGTCGCCCCAGTGGTATTTCGTAGAGTCGTGGCAAGCTTTTGTGCTGCAGCATCATCTTCTGCAAACGCTTTGACAGCGTCAAAAGCGACAGCGCCGAGAGCTGCCAGAGCAAGGCCTGCCGGGACTGCTGCCTTCTTGATGGCAAACGATGCCTTCTGTCCGTTGGTCTCCAACTTCTTGAAATCGTTGATCGCCTTGTTGATGCCGGCAGGATTCCATTCGCTGATGATGGGGAGGTTGATTGCCATTAGCGTTTCACGATCCTCTTGTTTGCTTGATCCATTACTTCTACCACGATCGCATCTACGCGACGGGTGATCTCGTCTAGATAGTCATCTGATCGCGCCCAGACGAAGCGTGAAGGTGTTCGGAGTTTGCTTGTTAGTTCGTTAGCGAAATTTGGTCGTGCTCGAAGAGGGTTGCTGTTTCGTGTTTGGTTCGGCCCTCGGCCTGCCATGTCGGTCATTGACAGAGCTGCACCTTTTGCAGTGATCCGCACAGTTCCGATGGACTCGAATTGTGCGCCTTGCTGAAGGTTGCGTTTGCGCGCTTTTCGTGTGTCTACTTTGACGACGATATTTTTTGACTCGTTTTTCCATGAGGTGCGCGAGAATCCCTTCTGCCCAGAGAGCGGAGGGGTTGATGGGATTGAGTCCTTGATGGCGGAGACGAGAGGATCGGCAGCGGACTTGATGTCTTTTGTGATCTGACGACGCAGAGCAGGATCAACCTTGCCGATCTCACGAAGAGCTTGTTTCAGTCCGTCATACTCAATTCCGACTGATGCTCCCATTATTGCTTTCGTCTCTGCTCGTTGATGATCTGAACGCAGGTCGCCAGATCCTCTGTCTCGAATGTAATAGTTGGAGGCCAGAATCCAGTCTCAACTAGCAGAGCTGCTAGTTGTCGCCGGTGGCCTCCTGTGTAGGGACTGCAGTCGCAGTCTCCACAACTTCTAGATCTTCTAACTTCTTGACAAACTCGTCAAAAGAGATCGCTACTGGATGACCTTGTTGCTTACTGGCTTCGTAGGCCATGAACGCAAGATCTTCCATTCCGATTCCGCTTCCGAGATCGGATGCTCGGCGCTTAAACTTTCGTTCCCATGAAATAATGACAAACAAGTTTGTGACTACTTCGTAAGCTTCGCCTTCGTACAGCTTCACTCTGAGAGTGAGTTTCATGTGTTCTCCTTAGTCGGGGTTCGGATTACTTACTGGATCAGGTGATATCGCGGACATATGATCCGCCCTTGAAGGTGGCCTCAACTACTGAGAGCTCGCCAACAGTGGTGAGGATCGGAGTCACGGTCTCCAAGTAGCAACCGGTCAAGGTGTACTCAGGATTCGATGCGGATTCGGTTGCTCCAGCTGGGCTGATGACGATCGTTGAAGCGACACCGAACATTGCGTTCAGCATCGTTTCAACTTCGGTCGCGCCGTAGCCCTGAAACAAGGTGAGTGTCAATTCATTGCTGAAAAGCCCAGCGGTGAAAGTGCGTGAGGTCTGACCGAAGGCCGTGTTTTCAAGAGCTTCAGCGGTCAGCGTCAAAGTCGCTGCAGAGCAGTGATCGGTGAGCGTGTACGACGAAGGACTTGTAACGGTCACGGTCGGATTCGATAGGTAGGTAACTGTTGCCATGTTGGGTTCCTTTATACGCGGCTAGTGCCGATTCTGATTGTGAGGTCATAAGCAGGTAACTCTGCAGATCCGATCGAAGCGATCGTAGGTCTGCCAGATACAACTGCGAGAGAAGAGTTCATGAGCTGATCAACGACTCCGAGTATGTAGTCCGTAGTGTCTTGGTTGCCGGGTGGCGCGCCCAACACTCGGAGATCAATCGTGATGTCCGCCGTTTGGTTATTGAACGAACTGAAAACAGGAAGCTCAATGAATACAGTGAGAGGTCGAGCGTTCCGAGGATCAGTGACCGGCTTAAGGCCGAGAGCTGTGATCGTCGCCGAGACAGCGTTAATCGTGTCTGTGAAGATGCCTGCCATCTCATGCCACTTGCGATCTCTTGATGCCGAGCAACTGGTTAATCCGACCCATTGAA